CTCGCCCTATGTGGACGAGAAGGGAATCCCGCAGTGCGACCTGATCGGGACCTCGGCGTATATCGACCGGGAGAACAACCGATACGGCGTGGTGCGCCGGATGATTTCCCCTCAGGACGAGATCAACAAGCGTCGGTCCAAGGCACTGCATCTGCTGAACAGTCGGCAGGTGATCGCTGATAAGGGCGCAGTAGATGATCGAGAGCAGGCCCGCCGCGAAATGGCTCGGCCTGATGGCTATGTCGAGGTCAACGGCGGCATGCGGTTTGAGACGGCTGACGGCATCGCCCTGGCAGCCGGTCAGTTCAACCTGCTACAGGAGGCGAAGGCCGAGATCGACGCCAGCGGCGTGAACCCTGCAATTGAGGGTGATGCCAGCGCTCCGAGTGGCCGCGCCCAGGAAATGATGATGGCCTCGGGCCTTGCCGAAATGGCAGGCGTGTTTGAGGCACTGCGGGACTGGAGCTGGGAGGTCTACCGCCAGGTATGGTTCCGCATCCGGCAGTACTGGACCGACGAGAAGTGGATCCGGGTCACAGATGACGAGCGCAATATGCGCTGGGTGGCGATCAACCGACCCATGACGCAGGCCGATCTGATGATCGAGCAGGCCGAACAGTCGGGCCAGCCCCTTGACCAGCAGCAGATCGCACAGCTGCGCTCCGATCCGATGATGCAGCAGGTTTCGGTCCAGAACCCTCTGGGTGAACTGGACGTGGACCTGATCCTTGAGGATGGCCCGGACTCGGTCAATTTGCAGAGCGAGCAGTACCAGTCGTTGATCGAACTCAAGAAGGCCGATCCAGCGTCCATCCCAACGCGGATGATCATCGAGGCATCCAGCCTGCGGAACAAGGATCAGATCCTTGAGCATCTGGACAGCGGCGGCATTCCGCCCCAGGTCCAGCAGCAGATGCAGGAGATGCAGCAGGCACTCCAGCAGGCGCAGCAGGCCGTGCAGGAGTCTGAGCAGAAGGCTCAGGAAGCTCAGGCAGACAACGCCATCAAGGCGGCTGAGTTGCAGCTCAAGCAGCATGAGCTGGCTATCCGGCAGGAGGAGCTCGGCATCGAGAGATACCGAGCCGAGACAGAGCGGATTACGGCCATGCGGCCGGATCAAGAACCCCAACAGACCCCGCCAGAGAGCGGGGTTTTTTCTGGCTGAGGTTTGCCCCTACGGGCGGCGGACGCGCACGCATTGGCGCGAATCGTGACGACGGCGGACGGTCGATAGGAGTGATCCATGAGCAACGAGAACCGCGATTTCCTTGATGAACTGGTGACTGCCGAGCAGGCCGCGCCCACCACTGAAGCCGAAGAGGCTGACCAGGGCGAGCAGCAGGAGCAGCAGCAGACGGTCGAACAAGTACAGCAGCCGGAAGCCCCGGCGACCGAGGCGACGACGGCCACGGAAGTCAAGGAGCCGCAGACGGTTCCGCTTGCTGCCATGAAGGCAGAGAGGGAGAAGCGGCAGCGCCTAGAGCGTGAGCTGGCGGAAGAACGGGCAAAGCATCAGTCCCAACAGACGCCGACGCCGAGCTACTACGAGGATCCGGAGGGCTATCTGGCCCGCGCACAGAACGACATCGAGCAGCGGGCGACCGCTCGACTCAATGCGGCACTTGAGGCGCAGGCAAGAGAGCAATACCCGGATTACGAAGAGAAGCTGGGTGTCGTTATGGAACACGCGCAAGGAAATCCGGCCATCGTGCAGGAAATCATGACCGCGCCAAACCCGGCTGTTGCGGCCTACAAGATGGGCCAGCGGCTGTCGGAGTTCCAGCAGATGCAGGACCCGGAGGCCTATCGAGCCAAGGTCGAGGCAGAGGTAAGGGCCAAGATCGAAGCCGAGAACAAGGCCAAGGCCGACCAGCGCCAGAAGGCCGCCAGCGAAATCCCTCCTGACCTATCCCAAGCCCGGAACACGCGGGGTGAGTTCACCCCGAAGTCCGACGTTTTCAACGAGCTATTCAAGGGGTAACAGGAAATGACCAACACCACCATCTCCGCCGCCGTTCGTGCCAAGCAGTGGGATGACAACTTCTTCATGGAGTATGTCCGTGCCAACCGCTTCAAGCGCTACATGGGCACCAGCGAGAACAGCATCATCCAGGTCAAGAACAACCTGACCAAGAAGAAGGGTGACGCGATCACCATCAACCTGGTCGGTGCGCTGGATGCCGATGCTGGCCCGAACACCGGCACCACCACCCTGGTGGGCAACGAAAAGGCCCTGCCGAACGACGGCCACAAGGTGACCATCGGCGTGGTCCGTGACGCCACCGTGGTCAATGTCGAGGAAGAGCAGGCTTCGGCCTTCGATGTCCGCGATGCTGGCCGTCAGGCGCTCAAGGATCTGTCCATGCGCTATCTGCGCAACGACATCATCAAGGCGCTGGGTTCGGTGCAGGGCGTCCCGTACGCGACTGCCAATGCAACCCAGAAGAACGCTTGGACTGTCGCCAACGTGGACCGTGTTCTGTTCGGCGATGCCGTCGCCAACTACAGCGCCACCCACGCCACCGCTCTGAACAACGTGACGGCGGCCATGACCCTGACCCGCGACACCGTCTCGCTGCTGCGCCAGATTGCGCAGGAGGCCGAAACGGTCAACGGCGACGGCATCCGCCCGTTCACCTATGGCGAGGATGAGGAAACCTACGTCCTGTTCGTCAACTCGCGGGCGTTCCGCGATCTCAAGAAGGATCTTGAGACCGTCCACAAGGATGCGCGCGAGCGCGCTCTGAGCAATCCGCTGTTCACCGGCACCACCTCGCTGTACTGGGATGGCGTCGTGATCCGCGAGATTCCGGAGATCGGCAACTTCAACAACACCGCCACCACTCCGATCCCGGTCACCCCAGTGTACCTGTGCGGCGCCCAGGCGCTGGCCGTGGCATGGGCCATGACCACCAAGACCACGCTGCGTAAGGAAGACGACTACGGCTTCCAGTACGGCGTTGGCTTCATGGAGCTGCGCGGCGTCGAGAAGGTCCTGTGGGGTCAGGGCACCACCGCTGCGAAGGATTGGAGCCTGGTCACCGGCTACGTGTCGGCCCCGGCAGCGGCGTAACGGTTGGGAGTAAGGGGCGGCGGGTTGTCCGTCGCCCCTCTTTTTCGGAGAGAGCATGGCCACGTATAGCCGCGAAGAACTGGTGCGGCAGGTCCTGCTGCGCCTTGGCGTTCTTGACGCTGACGAAGCTCCCGAGGCTCGGGATGCTGCCGATGTAGGCCGCATGGCTCAGACGGTGATGGAAGACCTCTACACCGAGGGGAAGCTGCCGTTCGACATCGATGGCGACATCCCGGCGCGCTACCTCACGCACCTCAGCTATGTCATCGCGGAGCCCTTGGTGGCCGATTACGGCGCGCTTTCCCGTGAGGCAACGATCGCGCGCAACGCAGACATCGGGCGCCGGGCGATCAGTCGCCTGAACGCGACGACCTATCAAGGCGCTGTCGTGCCTTCGGACTACTTCTAATGCGCGCCAACCCCGTAGACCTGATTGGCGGCTTCTACAAGGACGACAGCCTGCCGTGGTCGTGCCAGGACACGGTTAACTGGCTGCCGGTGGTTGCCGAGGTAAGTGGCACGCGAACGGTCACGAAGTTCTCGACGCCGCCTGGGTTGAAGCCGTGGCAGCAGATCGGGACTGGCCCGATTCGCGGCATGCACGACTGCGAGGGACTGCGTCTGATCGTGTCGGGACGCTACCTGTTCCGAATCTCCAACGCTGGTGTTGGTGTGCCGATTGGGATCATCCCCGGCGTTGGCCGCGTCCAGATGACGCACAACCAGTTCAAGACCGGCTATCAGGTGCTGGTGGAGAACGGGCAGGGCGGAGGTGGGTATGTCTACAACACCGTGGACGACACCTTCGCAAGGATCACGGACGAGGGCTACCCGGGTTCGATCTCGTCGGACTACCTCGACTCCTTCTTGCTGGGTGTAGAGCCGCAGGGGCGCTACTGGTTCCATTCAAACCTGGCGGATGCAACCGACTACAACACGCTTGACCGGTATGAGGCTGAGGCTGCGCCGGACCGGATCATCGGCCTTGCGGTCAGTCAGTTCGAAGTGGTGGTGTTCGGCCAGCGCACTACCGAGTTCTTCTTCAATGCGGGCGGTACTACCGGCACCTTCCAGAACCGGCGCCAGTCGATCACCCGCGGCTGTGCATCTCGCCACACGATCCAGAAGCTGGACAACACGTTGTTCTGGCTCGGCGACGATGGTGTGGTGTACCGCCTCAATGGCTACGCACTGCAGCCAGTTTCCACACGAGCTTTGGAGAAGGCGATTGCCGACACCAACTTCTCCGAAGCGATTGCCTACGTCTGGGAGGATCGGGGTCACAAGGTCTACTACCTGACCATCCCGAACGGCCAGACGTTCGGCTACGACGTGATCACGGGCGTGTGGCACCGCCGCGAATCGTTCGGGCTGAGCCGCTGGCGCCTGGGCCATATTCAGAAATGGGGGCTGGAATGGTATGGAGGTGACTTCCAGAACGGCCGCATCTGGCAGATCGACTGGGACTACTTCCTTGAGGGCGATCAGCCCATCATCAGTGAGCGCACGTCCGGTGTTGTGGCCGACAACCAAAGCGCCATGGTCATCCCGAATGCGGAGCTGATCTTCGATACCGGGCACGGTCCAGGTACTTCGCCAACTCTGTTCCCAATGCAGCCGACGCCCCCAGGGATATCGGGCCATGCGCCAGATGGGCAAGTCGGCCAACAGTACTCACCTTATCAGTATGTGATTACACCAGGATCTGTGGCCGTAAGGACCGTGGGGATCATTAACGGACAGCTTCCTAATGGGGCTTCGGTTTCCAATGCCGGGTTGCTTACTGGGCCTGTCTTCACTGATGCCGATAGCGGAGTTTACAAGTTCACTCTGAGGGCGACAGACAACAACAGTCTTTACAGCGATCTTGAAGACACGTTGACAGTTCCATACTCTGTTACCCCAGTTGGCTATGCGCTCCCGCAGCAGACCCCAGCAACAACCTTCACGATCACCCTCCCGACGTTTGTGGCTGGCGACCTAATTGTGGTTCATGTCACGACTGGCGCTGCGAATACGCTTCCGACGCCAGGGACGCCAGTAGGCTGGACGAGCGTGGCGAGCCAGACGGTTACCACGGCCAGCAGCGCACGCCTTGGCAGCAGATGGATCTACCGCGTGATGCAGACTGGCGATTCAACCGCGCTGGTTCTCTCTTCAGCTATTAGCTCGGCCTTCGCAGTGCAGGCCTGGAACCTCAGGCAGCGCGGGACAGCTCCTTCGCTTTCGGCAAACTACGGACCGCGCGTATCCGGCTCTGCAACACGAGCAGTTCCGCAGATTGTCTCGCCGTGGGGAAGTGCGTCGGTGATCCGTGTTGCCGCATATGTGGGGCTGTACTCGGAGACTGCTGCGCTTCCAGTTTCCTACCCTTACCCGAATGGAAGGCTGTCAACCACATCATCACTTGGCGTCGCGTCGTTCATGCCGCTTGCGGTTTCGTGCCACCAGACACTGATGGGCTCCGATTTCCCGGCTGTGAATTACACCGTCGGAAGTACGGCGGATACCTTCCAGACCAATCTGCTACTAAAGCTAGGGTGATCTATGGCCGACACCGACCATTGGGTAGAGATCTGTTACAGCGTCGACGGGGGCGCCAACTGGTCTAACTGGAAGCGCAAGAGCATTGGCGAGGTGGGGCAGTACGCCAAGCGCGTGCGCTTCATGCGTCTGGGCAAGTCTCGCCAGCGCGTGTTCCGTATCCGCGTCTCGTCTCCTCGCAAGCATGACCTTCTAGGCGCCGTGTTGACGGCTG